TATGCTTTTTATCATCAAAGTTACAGATGGAACTGCTGGGCAAAATGTTTCTGCCGCGTATGATTTCAAGGCTGTATCTAGGTCATCTACGGCAAACATTGCCTCTAAATAGTCATTTGCAGATACATCGAATATGGCCGCCCTTGCTATGGTTTTTGCCTCATCGTTATCGTGCATAGTTATTCTCATGGTGGAACCAGTTACGTCAGTTCCGTTTAACCTTGGCCAAAACCAAAATGTTTTTGCATTCGATGACTGAGAATTTAGTTGTGCAGTAAAGTGAATGTAGTATTTTCCTGCTTTTTGAAACACTATTCTACTGCTGGGACTGCCTACTGATATATTTTTTGAATATGCCGTTTGGCCCCAAGTTATAGCCGTTGCGGTGTCAATTGCTCCTGCGGTTTGATCGCTAAAATCTAAAAATGCGCCATATCCATAGCCCATGTATTCATTGTCACCATAGGCAAGAGGAACCCATTCTCCGTCAAGAGAAACCACAGGATGCTCAATTGAGCGATCCCACATGAGAACGCCATCTTCTGCGGCTGAGTCTCCGTTGGTTAAACTTCTTAGAACATCTCTTGTCCTAGTTAAGAATGCATTTAACCTTTCGGCCCATATCTGCCAATTTCCTGTATTTGGATTTGGCGGTAGAGGCGAACTCAACGGTTACCTCCTGGCTTGGCCTCGATCCTCATTACGCCAGACCTCCAAGCAGTATTTCTCGCGCCGTCAACGCGCATCCTGACCTGCCTCCCGCTAAACCTAACGTCAGTAGGATTTGACATGGTATACGGCCCAAACGACGATTCTGAGTCATTTGGATAAAACCTAGTTTTAAATGTTACGGTCACGTCACCTTGTGTTTTCTCGTCAGGTATAAGGCTTGTAACTTTCATTATGTTATCGCCAGCGCCAAGGCTTATCGGGCCGGTTTCGGCAAAAACATCATAAGATCCATGCCCCAATTGCTCACTTAACTCTTGGTCGTAAATGTTTCCACTCGCGTCAACCCATATTGGATTTGTGAAAACTCCCCTATCAACGCCGCAAGTCCTGTCGATTTCGCCTATTTCCCAGTGTTTTTCAAGGTAATCAAAAGCTACATATTTGTTGTTCTCTAATGAGTCATTGCTTGGATAGAACCACCATATTTCGCCATACTGACTGTTATGTACAGCGTATGTCTTGCTTATTTGGTTTTTGTTTATATCAGCAAAAACATAATCAGATACGTCACATGGAATCTCTCTTGCTATAGATCCATCGAACATAAAGAAGCCTCTTGCCCCCATCCAAAAAGCGCCATCGTCAATTGACGCTATTGCTTTTCGAGATACAAGACCGCAAGCTGTTCCAACTCTTTCAAACCCATAAACAAACGGTGGCCCTTGATAAGTAGCAGAATGAGCGTCGTTATCAGTTACGATCAAAGTTTTACCTCTAACTCTAGCGGCGGCCATGATTTGGCCATTTGTCTGCAACTCAATGTCGCCAGCTTCGTTTGTAGCGTCTGGAGTCCACGTCGTGTTGTCTTCCCTATCGCACCACTGCACCTTTCTCGGATTACTACCTGCTCCAAGAGCAAATAAGAATCTTTCTTCTGTAACTATCAATCCTAAGTTATCAACAGGTGCGTTTGATATCTGAGCGGCTACAACTCCAGTATCAAGTTGCCACTCATATAACTTGCCATCTTGGGGAGAACAGGCGACGAGATACTCGCCCCAGTTATCCAATGACCAAGTTGTGGCCTCCTGAAATACTCCAGTATTTGGTCTTTCAACTCCGTAGTATCCAAGACCATAATATCCACCTCCATATCCAAGATTGACTGCGGCATCTTCTGATCCTGCAGTTAATCCAGATGGAGTAATCTCAACTACAGTTCCAGACGCATTAACATGGAACAATTTTGCATAAGTTCCGGCAACTATGTGGCTGTCATCTGAGTTATCAACCCAAGAGTGCATTCCTCTGGCGGCGGCATCAAATGCAGAAGAAACTCTGGTAGACCAACCGCCTACAGGCCTCATCGAGCCGTTATGCCAGCGCACTAAACTTGCATCTCGCCATCTGTTTGATTGCTCAAATTCTGTGCCGTTTCTAAAGACTCCGGCCTGTATCTGTAGTGGTATTAGAGCCATTTGTTACTTCCTTATTAAATCTATCACATGACCTAACATATCAAATTCGTGCCATTTAACTGCCATATTGTAAGATTTAGGCATAGCGTGATGATTGTTGTGATATGCGCTATCTAACAGTATCGGTATTGGCAAATTCATCGATTTATCGTTAGTTTCAAAGTTTCTGTATCCAAATTTATGCAGTATTACGTTAGTAAATGACGACATATGGAATGCGTAAATAACAGGCAAAACAAACAAATACAAAGTCGCCTTAAAGTCAAAAAAGCTAGAAATAATGATAATTGACCAATATATTTTGTAATAGTGTTTATTTGTGTTTTTGTGTATTTTGTCCTTTGACAGTCTTTTTATTGTCTTTTGACATATAACAGAGTTTTTGTCAGTACCTATCCAAAACCAAGTCCTAAACCATGAGCTTGCTGGATGCGGATCTCCTTCTTGATCAGCGTTCTTATGGTGAGTAACATGGTTTGCCGCCCATACCATTGGCGGCCCTTGCAAACACATAATTGATAAAAAATTTAATATTTTCTCAACAAAAGAGCTAGTTTCAAAAGAATGATGAGCTAAATATCTGTGACAATAAATTCCTATGCCTAAATGGGCGAACAAAAACACTCCAGCGACAGTTAGCCATAAGAATTTAGCGTCAAAATATAGAAAAATGCCTACTATCCCGATTAAATGTATGAGCGCCTGAGATATAAGTAATTTATGGTGCTGTTTCATGTTATCTAAACCAAGGCCCGACAATCCATGTAACTATGCTACGCCTTATGCCAGACTTTACTGGCTCGACTCCATGATTTATAAAGCTAGGAAACGCAATAACAGTTCCTTTTTTCTGTTCAGGATAAGTTTTAGAATGGCCATTTTGTAAATAAAACTTACCTCCCTCAAAATCATCATTTAAAAAAGCAAGTACAGTTATCTTTCTGCATTCCTTTTCAGATGGGACAAGATAAGTGTCAGGATGACAAACATAATGGCCATTTACATCATATCTTAAATATTCAGATTGATTGCTATGGGTAACATCAAAATTCCAAGAACGCTTATTAATATTAAATCCAATTCCTGTTAGCGTTGCTCCAATACCAATTTCATTTGTTATCTGTATTTTGTTTACATCACGAATACTAAGATCAACTAATCCATTTTCTCCACTTGTAGTACCTCCAACAAATGCTTTGTGAGATTCAGATAATTCAAATTTTTCAATCATTTGATCACAAGCTATATCAGCGATAGCATTAGGCACATACCAATATAATAATTCGTTATCATTTTTATCATCATCAATTTTGTGATGCGATAATTTTTTTCTACGATCAAATTTTTCTTCTGAATATTTTCCGTTTTGATCTACATAATGTAAAAATATTTGCGCTTGCCATTGTCCTTCAAAAGCATCTCTCCAATGAGGAGCAACGCCTCCCTTGTAAACAACAGCGTCTCCTACTTCCATTTCTATTTTATTAACATCTTTGACTCTAAATATTTCGTCAAATTCCCCAATAATCCCTTGATCTGTTTCCTTTCCTGGATTTGCTATAAATATAGGCCAAACATTTTTGTCAAAACCAAGAGTAATAGTTGCGCTGTACTCGCAAGCCGGTCTATCCGTGTGACATAACAAAACTTCTCCATTAAGGTAATACCTAGCATATGCATATGTAGGAAACAATTTTTTCCCAACTTCTTTTTCCATAAACGGAGTAAATTCTTCTAAAACCTTGTCTAAAATATCATGTTGGTGGCTTGAAACAGACGAGCTTTTTGGGCATTGCCCATCGTCCATACCAATATTATTTTCTGAACATTGTCTTAAAAAATTTGTTAAAAAATTGCATGTTTCAATGTGCATTGCATCTTTAATGTGTTTAAAGTTTTGTTCCATAAATCCTTTCTATCATTTCATCAATTTCTATATTAAAAATTAACTGAATCATCTTTCTTGTATTTTTTCTGACGTAATGTATCAATCTTCTATCTTTGTTGCCTTTTTTGATATTTTCTTCTGCCTCAATATCTGGCAATACTGAATGTATTTTTTGAGGATTGAGTATCCATACGTCGCCAGGCTTAGCGCAGAATCTGTAAACAACATCAAGATTTTCAGGTTTTACGTTGTAATAAGTGTCGCCACCATCGGTTGTCCATCTGTCGTCGAACTCATCTTTGCCCTCCCAGAACGATGTAACTTCATTGTTTGTGCTTAGATAAAAGTTGATAACAGACTTGTCTTTTGTGTGTAAATGAGGACTTAGCAACTTTAAGTCGCTAATAGATGAGTCAATACAAAAATCTCTTACTTGCGGTAAGAGATTTAAGTAGTCGTCAACTTCTAACAAATTTCGCCTAATTAAACTTGGCCTGTTAGATATCTTTAGCTTTCCATGCTCGCTTAATATCTGTCTATCCCGATCCTCTGGAATTGGAAAACTGATATCTAGCTGTTTGGCGTACATCAAACAAATTTTATACCAAAACAATCTTGATTGGCGGTAACCGTTGTATCAGATGATTTAATTTTTAATTGAGTTGGATTTGTAATCGTTTGTCCGTTTACTGACAATGATCCATTGCAAAACATAATTTTTGTGTTAACCGGCAAGTTCTCTGAGCTTCCTGCGGCCAAAAACCACTTCTCGCAATCTGGCAAATAATTGTTATTTTCTTCTGCCGCTATGCACCAAACTTCAGTATCGCCAACAATTCCATGACTTACCGTTCCTGAAAACGTTAAATCATCTGGAGTTACCCATGATCCAGTATGCCAATCTGGTAATGCCTCATTTGTAGACATTACGACGTTATTTACCATCGAGCCTTTAGTGAAATAGTTAAACCATTTTCTATTGGCGGCATAAGCTGGAAAATATGGCTCTGCATCTTTAAATATATTGTTATATACAAGAAAGCCAAATGCTCTATATACTTTCCTTTGCATTTTTATACCTCCACCGATGGAATTTGCTCTTCTGGAGAGTTATTAACCAAAAGGTCTGAAACATTAAAAGTTTTAACCTGATTAACCATATTTTTATATGAATTAGTTTTATCAGAATTACTTTTAAGAGATTCTTGCCTTTCAAATTCTTGGCACATACCCATTCCACATCTAGCCAACTCAGTCATTACTTCTTCTGTAGTGCTTGCGTCAGGCCACATTAGTACAGGCTGAAATGCAAATGATCTGTAATCATCTGGATTGTTTGATTTTGTAGTATCAGAAGCAAATGAACAAATTAATGATCCACTTTCTTCGTCAAAATCTATTATTTTTACTGTAACTGTTTGCATAATGTCCTCTTTTTAAGAAACTTGACCTAATCTTGTTCCGGTTGCTGGATATGTAACGTATGGATTTCCTACCAAATAATAGCCTCTTGTGCCTCCACCGGCTCCGCCCCTTATAAAATCAGGAGCAAACCCAGGCCCACCATTTCCTGGGCTTCCACTGTTACCGTTAGCGCCTTGTCCGCCTCCAGATCCCCCTGGCCCTCCTGGCCCACCATATGATGGGTTATCTGTTGTTCCGGCACCTCCGCCTCCGCCACCAGTAGGCGATCCACTGCTCCCTGGCGCACCGTTAGCTGTAGTATTTTGGCCGCCAGTAGCCCCAGATCCAGCATTATATCCTGCTCCGCCGCCTCCGCCGCCGCCACCATAAATGACGACTGTTGGGCCTCCTTGTTTTGGAGGCCTTGGTTTAGTTCCAGCGCCACGTCCTCCGCCACCTCCTCCACCACCGCCTCCGGCAAGCGTTCCATTGTTGGTAATAGTAGTTGCAAAATTAACATAAACAGCATTGCCGCCATTGCTACCACCAGACGCATTCTCTGGCCACGGTGGGTTGCCGCCTCCTATACCGCCGTTTCCTGCCATCCCAATAACAGTTCCGTTGTTCACAACTGTTACAGTGTCTCCCGATGTAAAACTTCCAGGGATTGAAAGTGCGTAACTTCCTGTAGAAGTTGATCCTACAAATACTCCTGGATTGATAGTCAATGTGATGTCAGTAGATCCTGCAGAGTATCCAGGATTACCAGAAACATTACTCCAAAGATCGTAATTTTGAGTATTTCCACTAATTGTTAATGGCAATCCAACTCTATTTTGAGCGCCATAAAAATTTCCTACAGCTATTTGACCAGAAGTAGGTATTGAAGTATTTGTTGGTGAGTCTGGAACTTTTCCGCCGCCTCTATAAAACTCGCTCATAGAATGAGGCGCAGTATCCGAAAACTCAGAAGCTATTTGACTTATACTTATAGTCCCGCTACTTGGTAACGCCATTTATCTATCCTTTACATTGTGCCGTATGCGGTCACGTTGCCAACAACTGTAAGATTTCCAGAAGCATCTAGCTTCATTTTGTTTGTACCGCCAGTTGCAAAATACAAAACGCCAGCAGACTCAGTAATCGTCCAATCGCCAAAATCAATTGTAGGTATATTTACAGTTCCTGTAAAAGTTGGGCTTGCAATTGGAGCTTTTGCGTCTATCTGAGTTTGTATTGCCGACGTAACTCCGTCAGTATAATTTAGCTCAGTAACAGTTGCGGTAATGCCATCTAACGTATTTAGTTCTGCGGCAGTAGCAGTTACTCCATCTAGAATATTAAGCTCTGCGGCAGTCGATGTAACTGCAACTCCATTAACTGTAAGAGTTGATAGATTTGGCGCAATCGCCGTTGTTCCATC